TGTCGTTCGGGAAGGCTGGTGTTGATCGCGTAGATGTCGTCGGCGTACTGGTGCCGCTCAACGGTTTGGAACTGGTAGCCCATCCGGATCGCCCTGGCGGCGCGCTTCCTGGCGGTGCGGTGCGTGTCGGCCCAGTCGGCGATGTCCGCGGGGATCTTCAGCACGGAACACAGGTCATACCGGCCGGTACTGAGGAGGTCGTAGAGGTTCTCTGCGTGCGCGGTGCAGCCGTCAAGCGGACAGTCGAGCTCCATGTGAACCGCAAGCCGCGTTGCGGTTGTCACGAGTACGCCCTGCACACCGCGACGGTCCAGCTGATCCCGAGGAACACGCCGTCTCCGACGACGTCCGAGAAGATCGTGTGTCCGGTGAACGCTTCAATGTTCACGTCGGTCGCGAGCCCACCCAACGTGGGTTCGTCGTACAGGGCCTTGGCGATGCAGTAGTCGCTTTCGTCGTCCATCAGATCAAGCAGGATCTCTTGGCCTGCGTCGGGGGCAGCGGTGTCGATGCGCGCCCTGATGATGAACCGGTAGATGCCGCTGACGCTGCCGAACCCGGCGCCCTCGTCTGACCTTGCTTCGTCTGCCGGGTAAATGTCGATCGTCGGGGGTGTCGGCTTCAACACCCGGACGGGTTCCACCTGAAAGTTGAGGTCGGTGCCGGTAGTGGCTGCGTCGAGTGCGTTGCGGATCTGGTCTGCGATCGCGGCGACGAGATCAGATAGCGGAGCAGTCATCCCGCCGCCCGAATCTCCAACGTACACGCCAGGGAACGCCGACGCTGACGGCCAGGTGAGATCCGATGGGTACAGAACATCCGACAACGCACGTATCTACGAGATCGCCTGGACGACGTGGAAAAGCGCACGAGCGATGTCGACATGACCAAGGTTGTTTGGGTGGTAAGTGTCGGTGAAGAACGCTCCGTCGTGTCCCTGCCATCGCTCGGTGATGTCAAGCAACATGCACTCGTTGTCATCGGCGATCTCGTACAGGGCTTGCTGGTACTGAGCCCAAGTGACCGTCGGAGACACAAGAGTTGGCTCTGGCGGGACGATGAGGAGGACAGAGGATCCGGCAGCCTGAATGGACGAGATCACGGTCGCAGCGTCAGCCTTGAACGACGAAAGCGACGTTTGCGTTACGGCATCGTTGATGCCCATCATCAGCGTGACAAGATCGGCGTCGTATCCGTTGACGACAAGCAGCGAGCCGCTGCCCTTGATATCAGCGAAACGCCTTCCTGATACCGCAAGACGGCTAACCGAAATTCCCGTCGTGCCGTCACCGACGACCCCTTCAAACCCGAGCAGAAACGCCGTTCCTGACGAATAGGCGAGCCTGAACGTGTGCGCTCCGCTTCCGACGCCACCGGAAACGTTGGCAGCGATTGCGGAGGAAACAGACTCGGCACCAACAGTGTTCCCGTTCGCGATCTGCGCTCCGTCTTGCAGAATCTGCAAGAACCCTGCCGTGGTTTCAGTGAGGTACCACGCCACGGCCCTGTCGATCGCGATAGAAGCAACCTCCAGGTACTGGCCGGAACCAGTGATCTTCCAGCACTGGCCCGAGTAACCCTTTGTCGAGTCCTGCGTCAGACCGGATTTCGTCATGCGCCCGTCCTGTGAGGAATCAAGCGCGAAGTCGCAAACGGAAAGAACTCCGGTTCCCGTCTCTACCCCCGTCCATGCTTCGAGCAACGCCCGCAGCCTGTCCGCGTACGAGTTCGTGTAAAACGGATTGGTTGCGTAGTACCCCTGCGTGACGCTATCTCCGACGCACAGGATCTTGGCGCGCGTTGTCCCGACAGACTGCTTCCCGTATGCTTTCCTCCACGGCAGAAGCGCGCTTGCGGACGCTCGGTAGAGAGACAGACGCGGGTTCCATGTTCCCGCCGCAGACACCGAGGCCGGGTATCCGATGGCCTGAGACGATGTCTCAATGCCTTCCTCGATGTGATCGAGAGCTGCGGCGGTGATCGGGGTAGTTGTCGTTGGGTAGTCAGCCCACGCATCATGGAATCGCGAGTACGTCACTACTTCACCCACGCCCAGGGCACGTTTCCTGCGGCGGATGGTGCTGACGCTGTCGCCGGAAGCGCCGTAATCCCGGCATTTGCCGATCCGTTTGAGACCGGAGCCACCCCCATCGCAGTAGCCAAACCGGCGACCCCGCTGAGGTTCGGAACCGTCGTCGCGTTGATCAGTATTCCTAGGTAGAACTGACCGCTTCGCACCGTGGTGTACGTCGATGTGAGCGCGAGAGTTTTGACGGAAGACGCTCCCCACGCCGTTGAGCCGTCATCAACCGTTCCCCGCAGTAGCGCCCGCGCAGATCCACCAGACGAGCCGGCGCTGTCATCGAATAGGCCGAAGAACTGGTTGGTGGCTCCGCTGATCGCAGTTGTGCCGGAGATATAGGAGATCGACGTGATCACAAGCCCCTTCGGCAGCTCGATCGATGTGAGGTGAAGTCTCTGGCTGAGAAGCGGAGCTACGTTGCCATTGCACAGGAAGCGAGAGAACGTTTCTGACAATGCGCCCGTTGGCGCCTGCGCCAGTCCGTACGCTGTTCCTGCGCCGAGGTTGTAGCGTGCCTCTGCCGCCGCGGATGCGCCTGTGCCGCCATCCGCGACCGCAACATCGGTGCCGCCAGCCGTGTACAGGTTCGCGGTGTTCGCGATCCCATGCACACTCGTCGTATCAGCCTCATGGGACGACAGCGCCGCCGCGGCCGTGGCCTCCGCTGCGGCCTGCACCGACGCGTGAGACGACCCCGAATGCGTCGCGTCCACCGTCGGAGACGCCCACGTCCCTCCAAGCTCACCACCAGGTGACGTGCCAACCACGACCTCTGCGGACAGATCACCAGACGATGTGCCAACTAGGTAGTCAGCCGTGGCCGGAGCGCCACCGCCAGCGGCGGAAGTGAACACGAACAAGCCTGTCCCCGTGTCGTATGTCAACACGTCACCGTCCGATGGCGTCCCGAACGTGACATCTACCAAGTCGCGCAGCCGACGAAGCATCCTTACGCCGCTCACGCCAATCCCCACTGGTTCTTCAACGGTGCGAGCTTCATCGCGTACTTCTCCCAGGTGTTGTTACCGATCCGCACAGGCCCCATCTCCGACCCGATCCCCACCAACCCGAACTGGGTTTCCTGCTCCTTCCACAACTCAGCGGCGCGCTCGAGCGCGACCTCTGTTGCGAGCGACACCTGCCACCCGGCGAGCACCACATCAGCGGCCAGGTCAATCTCCGAATCGATCTCACCCGACGCAGCCGCCAGCACCCGCTCCCCTGCCGCGGTCTGCTCAGCCGACGGCGTTCGGATTTTCAGGATCCGGAACAACTCATCCACGTTCCCGTACGTGTCGGGGTCGTACGGCTCCCCGGTGACGATCAGCTCCTCGATCGCGACATGCCCTTCCCCAGCCGCGCCGGCGTCGTCGTCGTACACCAGATCGAACGTGCCGAGCGTCGAAGGGAACTCGTAGTCCGCGAGAACATAGAAGCCCTCAACGTCGGCGCTTTCAACGAACCCGGTTTCGCGCGCGGCAACCTCTGTGTCGCCGTCGAGGATCCGAACGCCGATCGTGGCGCCAGACGATCCCCAGTCAACCGTGAGATCGTCTATTGCTCCTGGTCTCTGTCTCATGCTTGTGTCATCCGTGGTTGGTTCCCGTGGCGGGGAGGACGCCTGAGGTGCGTCCTCCCCGCCTGCCTGACCCTTGTTACGACGCCGTCGTGATCAGCGAGAACGCACCGTCATCGACGACCGCGGCCTCGAACGCACCGATGAGACCGACCTCGACACCACCGATCGCGGGCTCCACGACACGAAGCTCGACCGGGGCGCCGGGCGTCTCCGCGACCAGCAGCCCGTCGGAGTCACCAACGATGATCTCGCCGGCGTTCAGACCGCGCGACACGACGACGCGCAGCGACACCTGCTCCCCGGCGATCTGCAGCACCCCGGTCTGCCCGAAGTTGAGGCTCGAGTCGGACGTGAGACCGACCGCGTACCAGTACCGGTCCGGTGCCATGTACACGGTGTTCGCGAGCCTGCCGCTGTTGGCGTACACCTCAGCACCGCCGGCACCGATCGCCGCCATCAGCTGCACGTACGTCGCGGTGCCCGAGATCGTGGACGCGATGTTGTTCAGGAACGCGGACGCGGACACGACGGTGGCGGCGTCCGTCTCCGTCTTCAGCGCGTAGTCTGCGGCAACGAGCCGGAACCACAGGTCGAGCGCGTTCGGCGTCGACCAGTTGATCGCCTGCCACGACAGATCACCGCCACCGAGGTACGTGGAAGCGGTCTTCGTGACCATGTCGATGACCATGCCGGTGTTCCCGGCCTCCGTCTTCTGCGTGCCCTGCACCGCCACCACCGGGCTCGTCGTGACGACCGGGTAGGTGAGGGTGCCACGCTCGAGGTCAGCGCGGATCGCGGACGCGACGATCGGACGGCTGTTGTCGATCACCTGGAAGATCTGCGCGATGTGCTGCGGCGGCGTCAGACCACCCACGTTGCTCGACAGCGTGTTCGCGGGCGTACGCTTGATCAGCTCGAGCCGCTGCGCGGCAGCGTCCCGATCCTGGTTCGGCACGTTCGCGGCGATCTTCGACACCTCGCGACCCTGACCCGTCAGGATCACGTCGCGCGCGTACGCGGCCATCGTGCGATACACGATGCCGTCGTCGGTCGTGTCGACACCATCGACGCGTCCGCTCATCGCACGCCGGATCTCACGCGACCGCTCGTCCGCAGCACGGTCAGCCATGACCGCGGCCCGCAGCTCCTCGATCTCCGTGTCGAGCTCAAGGGCCCGCTCACGGTACGCGGTCGCCTGCTTCTTCTGGATCTCGCCGAGGTCGCCGCCAGCGGCCTCACGCAGAAGCTCCTCATGTGAGCTCTGCACCTTGTCGCGCTCATCGATCCTGAGCTCGAGACGCTTCTCTGTCTGCGTCTTCATGACCTAGTCCTCCAAAGACTCGTGATTGTTGTTCGGCTGGCGGGTGCCGTCCTCGGAGGTGCCGGTCTCGGCCGGGGTGTCCGCTACGTCGGGTTGCGCCTCGTATCGCTGCGGGAGTTGCACGCCAAGCTGTCGGCAGCGTTCGACCAGCTCAGAATCCATTGCGAACGGCAGAAGCGCCTCGTCGATCACCATGTCGGCTGCTTCCTCCCGTACGGCGAGCACACGCGCGCCTGAGAACGCCGCGAACCGTGTGAACGCGACCGCGTACAGGTTCGCCTTGACACGCTGCATCACGCCGTCCTTCGACCGTACGGTCTTCACCGGCCGTGCTTCCAACGACACCCCGTCAAGGACACGGTCGCGGATCAACTGGAGCGTCTTGTCGCCGTCGGATCCGTCAAGGATCCTGAACGACCCGTGAAACCCGTCTGGCAGGGAGCGCAACGCCAGTCCCTTCCCGACGATGCCGCCGATGCCGACCTGATGCTCGTAGTTCGCGACGACACGATGCGCTGCGTTCAGCTGATGATCGAACGCACCTGGCATCCACTCTTCCATGTACGGCTCGCCTCGAGGGACGCCGCCCAACCCGTCGTTGTGCGTGATCCGCTCACCGTACGGAACGATTCGCACGTCAACGGTGCGGCCGTCGCCGGCGGTGATTTCGGCCGCGAACGTGCGGTGGATCACCTTGTCGTCTTCGTAGTCGCTCATTCTCGAGATCCTCCGATCGCCGTCAGCCGTGCCGGTTGCTGCGCTGGTGACGCGTCCGCCGAGCTCGGCACAAACTCGTTCTCCAGGTTCGCGGCGGCCTGCGGATCGTTGTCTGCGGAGTCCGCGTTCAGTTCAGACGTGATGTCCGACGCGTCGAACGACACCCACTGGCCGCGCGGCAGCATCTGCGCCGAGAACGCATCACCAATCCGTTTCGCGGTCGTGCGAAGCTCCGTCAGCCACCACATCTGCATCAGCGCCATCGGGTTCTGATACGTCAACCCGCCCTGCAACGCCATGTTCAGGATCACCGACGGCACCCCGTACGCGGTCGCGATCACCCGCGCGTTCCATTCCTGCGTCTCCAACAGCGCGAGATCCGAGGGGTTGAACGACAGCTCCGTTGGTGTGATCTCGGGAGGAATGATCGGCGGCGCACCGTTACGCGACGACGTCGCTGTCATCCACTGCAGCTGCAACGCCTCAGCCTGCTCCTTCGTGACCTTCCGCTCCGTCTTCAAGTAGAACTTCGCCATCCCGCCCTGGCTGACGGTCATCGACTGGTTGCCAGCGGCAAGCAACCCCCACGCGGTTTGCGCGTACGCCGCCAACGCCGACGTGCCATGCAACGCCGTCCCAGGGTTCCGGTCAATCTGAACAACCAGGCGAGGATCCAACTCGGTGTCGCCGAGCTTGTACGCGCGAGCTCCGTCCTGCCACCTGATCTGCAAAGCCGACGACGGAAGCACCGTCCAAGTTCGCGGGAACCCGTCCGCGTAGAAACCCGTCACGTACTGGCACGAGAACCCGTACCCGTACACCTGCGCCACCAACGCGTGCAACGCGTCCCCGATCCCGTTCGGATACAGGTTCGGGTCAGGTGACGAAACCCACTGCGGCTCCGACGCACCATGAAACTCCAAGGGCATCGACGCGATCTGCTGCGCGTTCAACTGCTGACACCGGTTCGCGACCCACACCCTGTCCGCCAATGACGGATCACCAACGAGCATGGTTCCGTTGATGTTGACTTCCCACCAGTTCGGGATCTGCGACTGATACAACGACATGTTCGTGCCCTCGAGCGGCTCACCGAGCGCACGGTGAGCGACCCCGGAGCGTCCGAGGAAGTAATCCCTGACGCGGCCCATCAGAAGATCGCCAGTTCCGCGGTAGCCGCAACACCAGCCGCAGCACCAAGCGCCAACGTCGCCGCAACCAACGGTGAGATGTCAACGGTTGAGTGCTTCCGCGACCACGCCCACGCGTCACCAAGCGGACGAGTCTTCGACCCACGCACCGCGTCGCGAAGCTCAAGCGAACCAAGATGCGCCAACCCGCACTCCGTCACCATGTCCACCAGACGACCGCAAGCCTGGCCGTGCTCCGTCGAGTTGACCGTCACGACCTTCACGCCGGCCTCCTCGAGCGCCACCAGAAGCGAAGACGCCGGCCCCGTCGAGTCGCACACCACGACCTCCGGGTTGCCGCGCTCAACCATCTCCACCAGCCTGTCCACAACCCAACCGGTGCCGGCGCGAGACTCCTGAATCTCAACGTGGAAGTCGCCGTGCTGGTTGCGACCAGCGATCGCAACCGACGTGCGCCGCT